AGTTAATGACGTGGAGTAAGACGCTCCCACACGCAGAATACGGAGATTGTGAATGACTATGGAACAACCAACTTTCTGGGTATCACCTGACTGTGACGAGACTGGCCTTTTCGCGTGCCCTAAATGTAATACGGCGCACCGGCACTCACTGCCAGAGGCCGGGGAACCAGAACATCGCGTGGCGCACTGCGCTGACAAGAGTCACTACCCAAACGGGTATTATATACAGCGTGAGGATATGTAGCAGATGAGTAAAGCAGCGCCATGGTCCTTCAGCCGGATCAAAGCATTCGAGCAATGCCCCAAGCAGTTCTACCACGAGAAGGTGCTGAAGCAGTACCCGTTTAAAGAGACTGATGCCATGCGCTACGGTACTGATTTTCACAAGGCGTGTGAGGATTACATCGGTGAAGGTACGCCGATCCCTAAGAAGTTTGACTTCATCAAGCCGACACTGGATGCGCTGAACCGCAAGAAGGGTAAGAAGATTGTCGAACAGAAGCTAGGTCTGACCGCTGACCTAGAGCCGTGCAGCTTCTTTGCTAAAGATGTATGGTTCCGTGGTATCGTTGACCTTGCGATCATCGACGAGGAAACAGGTGTAGGTTGGATCATCGACTACAAGACAGGCAGGTCTGCCAAGTATGCCGACAAGGGGCAGCTTGAGTTGATGGCGCTGACGATCTTTAAGCACTACCCGAAAGTTACAAAGCTAAACGCAGGTCTGTTGTTTGTGGTAGCTAAGAGCCTTGTCAAAGCGGAATATGAAATTGACTTACAGCAACTTCTTTGGAGCAAATGGTTAGCAAACTATGCTAAGATGGAGAAAGCGTTTGAGGTAGATGTATGGAATCCCCGTCCATCGGGCCTTTGCAAACGCCACTGCCAAGTAACCGAATGCCCACATAACGGAGCAAACTGATGCCATACACAAAGAAACCCCGCCCGTATAAGAAAGAGTACGAGCAACAGAAGAAACGCGGCGAACACGAAGACCGCATGGAGCGCCAGAAGGCTAGGCGCAAGATGGATAAGACAGGCAAAGATGCCAACAAGAATGGCAAAGCCGACAAACGAGAAGGCAAAGACATTGCCCACAAGAAACCGCTAAGTAAAGGCGGGACAAATAAAGACGGTGTAAAAGTACAAAGCCGTAAAAAGAACCGCGCAGCGGGTGGGGCTATGAGCAGCCCGAAGAAGAAACGGTAGTGTCTCACTACCACGGAGAACAACATGAAAATTCTACGGGATAAAGCATTACTGCTGAAGGTTCGTAACCCTAAGCAAATCACAGCAGTAATCCCTAAAAGTAAGGAATTACCAATGAACAAAGTCGTCGTTAATTGGGGTGTGGACGAAGCGCATACCCTAAAAGGATTAAATATAAACGTACCGTCACCTATAACTAAACGCTATAACTGGCCGGGACAGTACAAACCGTTCGATCATCAGAAAGATACGGCATCTTTTATGACTATGAACAAGAAGTCATTCTGCTTTAACGAGCAGGGTACGGGCAAGACTGCATCGGCTATCTGGGCCGCAGACTATCTTATGACCCAAGGCAAGGTTAAACGTGTGCTGGTTATATGCCCGCTGTCGATCATGGATAGTGCATGGCGTGCAGACTTGTTCTCCTTTGCTATGCACCGCACGGTGGATGTGGCGCACGGTGGCAAAGAGAAGCGCAAGAAGATCATTAACAGTGGGGCAGAGTTCGTAATCATCAACTATGATGGGGTCGAGGTTGTCAGCGACGAGATTGCCAAGGGCGGTTTTGATTTGTTTATCGTTGACGAGGCTACGCACTACAAGAACGTGCAGACTAAACGATGGAAGACACTGAACAAGCTGGTCGGTGAAAACGATTGGTTGTGGTTAATGACGGGTACTCCCGCTGCGCAAAGCCCTGTCGATGCGTATGGTCTAGCTAAGTTAGTCAACCCCATGGCAGTGCCGAGGTTCTTTGGATCATGGCGTGATATGGTAATGTGGAAGGTGACACAGTTCACTTACAAGCCGAAGGAAAACTCCAAGGACACAGTGTTTCGAGCGTTGCAACCTGCGATCAGGTTTACCAAAGACGAATGTCTTGACCTGCCCGACATGGTTTACAGCAAACGCTTCGTCGAAATGACCGCGCAGCAGAAGAAGTACTACGATACTCTGCGTAAGAAGATGATGATGGAAGTAGCTGGCGAGTCCGTGACAGCAGCAAATGCTGCGATCAACATGAACAAACTACTTCAGATCAGTGCGGGTGCAGTCTACACCGACGATGGCGACTCGGTGGAGTTCGATATTAAGAACCGCTACCAAGCCCTCAAAGAAACAATAGACGAGAGCAGCCAGAAGGTTCTGGTGTTTGTGCCGTTTAGACACACGATAGATATGCTAACCGAAAGGCTACGCAAAGACGGCGTTACTACTGAGGTCATACGGGGAGATGTTTCTGCGGGTAATCGCACGGACATATTCCAACGGTTCCAAAGCGATCCCGACCCTCGCGTGCTGGTTATCCAACCTCAAAGTGCGGCGCATGGTGTAACACTGACGGCGGCTAATACAATCGTGTGGTGGGGACCAACATCTTCTCTTGAGACATACGCACAAGCTAACGCGCGTATTCACCGTGCAGGGCAAACGCATAAGTGTACTGTAATTCAACTGGCTGGGTCCGCTGCGGAAAAGCGGATTTATCGTATGTTAGACGAGCGCATCAACGTACACACAGCGATGATAGATTTATACAAAGAAGTGCTTGACTAGGTAGTATAAGTTACTATATGTCATAAATATAACTATAAAACGGAGAACAGCTATGACAATTCCTGTCGAAAAGCTCGTCGGTGCCTATACAAAGATACGCGATAAGCGTTCAGAAATATCGGCCAAGTTCAAAGAAGAAGACGGTAGTCTTGCAGAACAGCAGGATAAGATCAAACGTGCTTTGTTGGATTATTGCAAAGACCAAGGCGTGGATAGCGTGCGTACAGCATCAGGACTATTCTATCGTACAGTCAAGCAACGATATTGGACAAGCGATTGGTCTTCTATGCACGCGTTCATTATGGATCATAACCTCCCCGACTTCTTTGAGAAACGTCTCAACCAAACCAATGTACGTCAGTTCATAGAAGAGAACCCTGATCTAATACCTGCGGGGTTAAACGTGGACTCGGAGTACGTCATATCTGTGAGGAAAAAATGAACGATACCGAAACACCGTATGTGGGTACGCCGGAGGTTGCTAAGTACTTCCAAGTGTCCATAACAACTATCCGTAACTGGATTAAGTCGGGGCATATACCCCCCGATACTTACATTAAAATCGGCGAGGTCTATAGATTTAGGCTAGGCGAAGTAGATACTGCGTTGACAAAGAACGCGGCAAAAGGGCAATCTAAAGCCTCAAAATCAGAAACCAATGGAGAATAATATGTCGGACATGACACTATTTGAGGGCGGCAACTCCCTCGCAAGCAGCGATCTTTTCAAGCAACTACAGGACACTGACGATAACTTGTCAGGCGGCTCTGGCGGCGGCGGTGCGCGTCGAATCAGTTTGCGTGGTGGTCGCTTCCGCGAAATGGTTGGCGGCGAACAAGTCAATGTAAAGAGCGATGGCTTCTTGAATGTTGTTATTCTTAACGCCGCTAAGTTATCTCGCACTTACTACTCCGGTGCGTATGACGCTGAGAACCCATCAGCACCGACTTGCTGGTCGGCAGACACACAAGCACCTGCATCCGAGGTTCCCGCAGATCAACGTCAAGCCTCTCGCTGCATGGACTGTCCACAGAATATCAAAGGGTCAGGTCAAGGTGAAAGCCGTGCGTGTCGTTTCAACCAACGCATCGCTGTGTTTCTTGAGGGCAACATGGATGAGGTCTACCAACTACAACTCCCTGCCACATCTATTTTTGGTGATGCGAAGGATGGCAAGATGGGTATGCAAGCATACGCTAAGTACCTTAAAGCGCACAAGACCCCGTCCATCGCCGTGGTCACACAGATAACTTTTGACGAGAATAGCGCCACGCCGAAGCTACTCTTTAAGGCTGTGCGCCCACTGTCAGAAGAAGAGCTACAACAAGCGGTAGCTTCAAAAGATAGCGAAGATGCTATCAAAGCAATAACATTGACTGTATCCCAAACAGATAAGGTACAGGCAATCCGAGATGGCGCAGTTGCTGACGATGAGGTGGACATCGGGGAGACAGCACCTGCGCCTAAAAAGGTCGCCAAGAAGAAAGAGGTAGCTGCTCCCTCCTCTGAAGAGGCGGACCTTTCATCTATCGTTGACGATTGGGACGACTAATTTAGCGGTTAGTCGTTAGTTAACGGTAGATTGCCGTGGTGGGGCTTTGTCCTTTCAACCCACCACGGCACACTTTGGAGCAGCAGCAATGAAAACATTAGAATTTTTAGAGGGGGTACTAAGTAGTAAAGGTCACTACTGCGTATTCGCCGCTAGGAGCAGGGACGACACCCGTATACAGAAGTTCTACGATACCCTTGAGGAAGTAGAGCGTGCCGCACTCAAATTCGATGCAGATGGGTATGACGCGTACTTCGCTCTTAGCACATTTAAAGAGCCAACTAATCGTAAAGGCCCAAACGCACACGAGTTGAAATCCTTGTTTCTTGACTTGGATTGTGGTCCGTCGAAAGAATATCCAACGCAGAAGGCAGCAGTCGATGCCTTACGAACTTTCTGTAAGAAGTTGTCCCTACCCAAACCCATGATGGTAAACAGTGGCAATGGGGTGCATGTGTATTGGCCCCTTACCGAAGCGATTTCGGCAGAGCAATGGTTCCTCGAAGCCCAACGGCTCAAGCGAGCTTGTGCTGATAACGGCCTACTCGCTGACCCTGCGGTTACGGCTGACGTAGTTCGTATCCTACGCGTACCATTCACACACAACTATAAGGGCGACCCACCGTTGCCCGTAGATTTTTTCGGCGTTTCTATGCCCGAGCCTGTGGTGCTTGACGAGTTCATGTCCAAGTTGGGCGTGGTTATGATGCCAGTTACTACGCTTGATCTAGGCACTGACGCACTTTACGAAGCCTACGCAGACAACTCTGAGAATGTTTTTAAAACTATCATTAAGAAGACTGTCGAAGGGCGCGGGTGCAATCAGCTAAAGTTTATAGCGATGAACCAATCCGAGGTGAGCGAACCTTTGTGGAGAGCAGGACTGTCTATCGCGAAGTTCTGCGTAGACGGTGACAAGGGCGCAGAGAAAATATCCAACAGACACCCCAACTATAATGAAGCAGAGATGCGCAAGAAGTTGGACGAGATCAAAGGGCCGTACACTTGCGCACGGTTTGACGAACTAAACGAAGGCACATGCAGGGACTGCCCACTATGGGGTGAGATCAAATCGCCGATTGTATTGGGTAAACGTATTCGGCAGAGCGAAGGCGAAGTGGTGGTGTCTGCATCGATCACTAAAGCTGGTGTAAAGAAGTCGGAACAGTTTGAGATACCAGAATACCCTGCGCCGTACTTTCGTGGCGCTGCAGGGGGCGTATTCCTGCGTAGTAGCAACGCCGATGGGGATATTGAAGAGGAGGTCGTATACCACCACGACATCTATATCACGCGGCGACTGCATGATTTTGAACTAGGCGAGACGTTAGTGTTTCGTCTGCATCTTCCAAGAGATGGTGTACGGCAATTCAATGTACCCCTTACACATGTAACTTCTCGTGAGGAGTTCCGTAAGTGCATGGCTAAGGAGGGCGTAACCGCATGGGGAAAGGCGTTAGATAAACTGATGGTATACACAACAAAATGGATAGACGAACTACAGCGCACTACTACGGCTGATGAAGCGCATCGCCAATTCGGTTGGGCTGGTGACGATATGGAGTCGTTCGTGCTGGGCGACAAGTTAGTAACTGCGTCG